TAGAAGGTGGACAATGAAATGAGTTTAACATGAACTGTGAAAACGTAGTATTAACTTCTTCACCAATTTTATCATATAAATTAGCTATAGATTCTCTCGTCCATTCAACATTGCCAGCAATTATTTCATTTTTTAAAGTAGGATAAGCGGAGAAATAAACAGAATCGGTATCACAGTAAATGATTGCATCGCCAGTATGATTATATTGTCCAGTTATAATCTCGTTAACTTTTGCCGCCATATGTTTATCAATTTGCTTGCCGGTCAGGGTAACGGATTGTCCTATTCTCTTATCATAAAATCGACAGCCTTGGTTAAGTATAGCACCATATAATGAATTTAGAACAATCTTTTTAACTAACTGACGTTTATCCCAATATTCTTCCTGTTCCTTATCACCACTGGCGATTGCTTCTTTGAGTTTTTTCTGCATATCCTTACGTTCAGCATACCATCGCTTTAACAGTCCTGGGATAATAGCTTCACGATCATAAGCAAATATAGTACCGTTGGCACTTAACATCCATGGTTGATTATTATCAAATATAAGTTGATATACTCTATCGGCACTAGCTACATCATTACCGCCATCTTCCCAATCAATTGTTATCTCTGTTTCAATTTCTCGATTCATTACTGCTTCATATTCTAATGACCCGAATAGTTTTTCCCAAGCAGAAGTTATTGACTTACCCTTGGCTTTTTCACCTTGAAGGTAAGCATCGGTCATTGTTTGTCTTAATTGTCCAACGATTGTTTCTGGACCCATGTTTAATGCACGAATAACTGATGGATAGAGAGAGTTTATATCTAATGACCCAAGCCAATCATGCATTCCTTTTTTAGGATAAGCCACGTAAGCACCAGCAGCGCCATCATCTTCCGCAGATTTTCTTTCAGTCCTAACACGATTAGGAACTTGAAATCCCCTACGATGTGCTTCATTGATAATAGACTGTTCCGTTACTGCTACTGCTCCCATTGTAGTTGGCAATAGGACGGTACTTTCATGTGCTAGAACATTTGCAATATCCATGAACTTAAGTTTTTTATCTAGTCTTTCCAACAGCATGGTATCTTGTCTATTATATTCAATAAACTTTTTGAAGTCATTATTGTATAATTGGTCAAGTGTGCCTTCGTACTGTGTTTTTCTTTCACCTAATTCATATTCAGCAATGGCATCTAACCGATAACTATGTCGTTCCTCATATGTATATTTTCGATATAATTCCAAACTATCTAAGTGAACTCGTCCAACTAAATCATAAGTGACAGCCGCCTTGCCATACTTTTCATATTCACGACGTTTTGGTAACTGATCCCATAAGCACATGCGTCTAGTATCATTTTTACTTAACGCCTTTGTAATTCTATTAACGGTATATGGTATATCAAATCCTTCTGAATTCCACCCGCTAAGTACATCAGAATCTTTAATTAAGTCTAAGAACGTGTCAAGCATTTCAGCTTCTGTTGTGAACAATAACGTATTGGGAAACTCTGCTACTAGTTCAGTTGCTTCCTCCATGGATAATGTTTTTGGCGGCACCGCCAAGCAGACTAGTGTGTTTAGCCACTGTAAATATACAGCAATTGCTGTGATTGGCATAAATGCATCATCTGGCGAAGCATATCCACGTTCAGGGTCAAAATCGACCTCGATATCGTACCACGCTACGTTTAGTTTAGGCGCATCTTTGTTTAGATAATTATCACTTAAACAAACATAAACCGGATTGATGTCAGATTCAAATATTTGTTTATTGTTATTGATAGATAATTCTTTTCGAAATTCTTTTGAATTTTTACAAACAATCTTGGAAACAGGTTTTCCATATATTGATTGATATTTACCACGTGGGTCATCCACGTAGAAAGTTCGTTTGACTGGGTATTCTTTAAATATTCTTTCGCCTGATAGGCTTCGTTCAACAAGGTTAACAATATCTGTATCCTTGTCATAATATGCATCGACGTAACTCATTATATAATCCTTTATATTTTTGTGATTTCCGGCTCACAAATACCAATATTGATAGCACAAGGTTGAGAGAAGATCATTTCTCTCAACCGATTATTTATTAGATATTTTTAGTAATATCTAAGATTGCTTCTACTTCTTCCCATTCTTCATTATGCGTAGTCCAATTGCCCTTATGAGCAATTTTAATAGCACGGTTGATTACGGATGGTTTTAACATTAATTCTTCCGCTACTGCTTTCACGGTTTCTTTCAATCCTTCTTGTAAATCTTCTATTTCACGAAGAACAGTGCCGCCTTCGGCGATTAGTCTTTCTAATTTAGATTTTTCTTCTGGGCCATATGCACGACTCATGATTTCTCCTTTTTGTTATTAATAATAAAAGTTTATTATACATCATTTTTATAAGTATGTCAAGTTTAATATAAATATTTACATGTCAAATCATAGAATTCCTCCAAAACCAGCATATTTTGCCAACGCAGTTCCGGGAACATGTCGCTGGTGTAATAAAAAAATAGGACTAACACCAAAGGGACGAGAAAGTAAAGCAGTATGGCATAGAGAATGTGTTGAGGAATATAAATTATTATTCTGGCCATCATCCACCCGTAAAGCAGTTTGGTTACGCGACAAAGGTAAGTGTAATCATTGTAATACTGTTTGCTCTCGTAAGGGAGTTACTAAATGGCATATGGATCACATTGTACCATTGATTGAGGCAAATGGCAATATAAAATATTGGCAACTGGGAAATTTACAAACATTATGCAAATCATGTCATATAATTAAGACTTCCAATGAGGCAACTGATCGTGCTACTAAACGTAGAATATTAAAAGAGAAAAGTGGAAAAAAGTGAAAATATAAATATTATATTTTCACAATTTAATTTATGGTGCGGGTAGTGCTTTTTGATCACCAATTATCGCATCATAATGATCCATTGTTAATGTATCGCCTGTTTCGCTTAATTGAATTAGCATTTCAGTAACATTGTGTAAATCCATATCAGTTTTAGCATCTTCACGAGCATATTCCAATAAACGAATTAATAATGGAATATCAACTTTTACAACATCTTGTTCATTGATATCTTCCATTGGTTCATTACTCATTAATCCTGGACCAACACCTCCAGAAAATCCACCTGAATGTCCAGGAATAGTATGTTCTTTCATTTGGACACGTTCGGCAATAACTTTAGCATATTGATGCATTAGTTGACGACTTTCGGCTTTTTTATTAAGTATTTCTTCTTCCGCTTCGGCGAAGTATTTTTTAAACAATGAAGGGGTACTTGTGATTTCTTTAATTGGTTCAGCATAATGTTGCATGGCCATTTGTATAGGTAAGCTAACCTTGTGAGGATTAGCTCCTTCTGTTACTATACTCATGAATTTTTTCATACTAGTAGAATCTTCCACTGACGTAGACGAACCTTTATCTAATGCCTGTAAAATCTTCTTCATATCCATTATTTTAAACCACTTAACATCTTAATAACTGATAATTCAGCACTTTCATTGATTGATTCTTTTTTAGCCAATGATGCTTTGCGTACAGCTGCATCTTTTCGTTTTTTAGCTTTCATCCAATCTGCATTGCCTTTAGCAATCCCACTTTCATCATCTTCTTCATCGGCAGCACTAATGCTATCATCAGCAGCTTTCATTTTTCCAGATTGTCTTTCAGCGTGTGCTTCATGCCCTGCTTTTGAAAATGGACTTTCTTTCTTCCATGGTTTCAAGTTAAGTTCAGCTAATTGAGATTCATTGAACTCGCCAGGATGTTTTGCCGCCCATTCTTCTGGTGATGCTACTGGTTCATTAGTATTTAATTGTTGACCAGTTGCAGTAACCCCGCCTGATTGTTCCAAATGATCTTTTAACCAATTAATTCGATAATCAATTTGTGGTTCCCATTCAGTGCCAGCATATTGTTGTTTCATAGCTAGTAGTTGTTCTAGTTGACTAGGACCTTCTAACTCGGTATTTTCTTTAACTGCTTCTCTTTTAATGTTTTTCCACATCGCAGCAGCAGCAACAGCTTTTGGATCTTTGGCGCCGCTTTTCTTAGCAGCTTTTTCTACTTTTTCAAAACCTGGACCTTTTTTACCGATATCTTTACCAGCTTTAGCAGCTTTTACGGTAGCGGATTTCTTTTCAGCAGATAATCCAGCACTCGGTTTGGCTTCATCTAATTCCATAGATTTTTTATGTTTAACATCGCCAGCCTTAGCTGCCTTTTTCTTATCAGTATGAACGCCAGCACCACTTGTGGTAGCTTTTGCATTTTTCGCTACAAAATTACGAGGTTTTACAAATTCTTCTTCCTTAGCTTCTTCTACTTTTTTAGATTTAGTAGCACCTGCGATTTTATCCGCATATGTAATTTTATCTTTAGGTGGAGCAAGAGCGGCAAATTTCTTATTTTTAGCAGAAGTTTCTTTCATACAAGTTTCTTCTTTCTTTCCAGCCATTTTTTCAGCTTGAAGTTTCTTAAGTTTAGAAACTTTATCTTTAGCTTCCATCAGCATAGAGGACATTGCTTGTTTTTGACTTTCTGAAAGAACGTCACTGTCAGATAATTTTTGTCCATATTCGCTGATTTTCATTTCATATTCTAGATAATGATATACAGATGCTATATAGTCAGCAGCTTTAGTGACTTTTGCTTGAACCCATGATTCAAATTGGTCATTGTCTTCTATTTTCTTAAATAATTTGTAGCTATATTGTGCTAATTTAAATAAATCAGCTTTAACCATCGCTCCTTCATTGTCGATAGAACCATCAGGCAATAATCCAGCAGTTGGTTCAGCAGGCATATCAGCAGAAGGTGCTATTTGTGATGGCATGTCAGCAGGCATCGCCCCTGACATATCTAATTCGCTAAGTTGTTTGGTTGTACGTTCCATGTTAAAACTCCGTTATCCTATATTTATCTTCTTTTAATTACTATTGCTTCATTAGTAGGAGCACCAAACAGACTGGTTCCTTTGATATCTAATGCATTTTTAGCAGTGCCTTGGGCTGTTTTAGGTTGAACTACTTTTGGTTGTGGGGGTGCTGTAGTTCCACTTTTTCCAGGAGATCCAATATAAGATTTTTTACCTCTAGCCTTTCCTGGACTTAATTGTGGAGCTGTCACTGTTCCGATATTAGCGGAGCTAGTCGCACCAGCAGTAGCTGTTTCACCTAATATTTCTATTATTTTCATATTCTTTCCTTAAGGCACATTAGGTCGAGTAAACCATAACTCGAACCATTCTGGGGTGCCTGCTTTTATATCTTGTTCTCTTTGTATTTTCCCACGGTCATCTGAAAATACTGGTGTTTGATTAGCACGATATTCTTGTATTCGTGCGTCAGCGCCTAATCCGCCCATATAAGCAGACAGTTTTAATTCTTGAATTGGATCATCTGGGGCTAGATAGCAATCATCTGGACTGTCGGTGGTTAAATCGGCTGAGGTAATACGATATTGCTTCATTATATGCCGTATTTGTTCTTTTTAATCTTTGCTACTGGGCTAGTCTTATATGTATCATCTAATTCTACACTGCGATTTGATGATAGTCTTTTCAATGGTCCTACATCTGTTTGTTTACCAGCAAACTTTACCATTTCCCATTCTTCATCAGTATAGGTAGTTAATAATGGATCTCCACCAATATCATTAACTGCTTTGGTTGGAAATTCAGGAGCACCAGCTAATGCTAATCCAAACCGATATGACTTATACGAATCTCCGGCATTATTGTTCGCCGCTGGGGTTGTTATTGCCCCTTTTATACTACTTGTAGCAGTTTTTGAAAGTTTTTTAACGCCGCCTTCTTTAAGAAAAGTATCATAC